GCCACCCTCTGGTGCACTGCCCCACCCTGGACCCAACCAGCTCTCACTCTGTTGATTGGGCACCATGCGGATCTCAAGCACTCCATCAGGGGTGCGCTCCACATGGCTAGACAAGGCACGCAAGTAACTTGGTGCTGTCAGGGTGGACGTGAACTGTCCCAGTGTCGATTGCCCAAGGCCAATGATACCACCCCTATTCAGCTCTGTGCCAGGCCATGAGACCTGAATGCAAGCTGAGATGGCTCGGTATGCAGAGGCATTGGCAAGAAGGAATGCCTGGCCAGGCTGCTGGCCGGCCAGGTTGTTTCCCAACTGTGCCGTCACCCCATCACTTGTGAGGGGTGTGGCAGCAGGAGCGAAACCAAGGGAATTGAAAGTATTGCTATTTACAATAAAGTTGGGCGCAAAATACCCCATGCTGCATGTTTCCGTAGCTCCAGTATTGGCAATGAAGTCATACTCGAAGCGGGTGATCAATGAGCCTCCAGATCCGGCAAAGGTGCTGTGCACCAGGGGACCATTGCAAGGATCCTTCAGCAGTTGAGCGTACTCAACCGCCTGACGGTCCAACTGCAATCCCCTGAGTACAGTCAACTTGCGAGGTACTGGGCGGCTCTTGGCAGCACTCTTCTTCCTAGCAGTCTTGCTGTTCTTGGCTCGTTTTGTCATGGTAAAAATTGGAAAGCTGCGTTTTCAAATAACAAGTCAGGGTTGAGTTTGATAGACGTGTCTCTCATCACGTAGGCACTTAACCCAGTGCCTGCGGGGCTCCTCCCTTTTACTCAGGGCATTTTGGGTGGTGCAGTATGGCCCTCGTCCATTTATAGGAGCTGGTCCGTCCACTCCGGCTGATGGATATGAACTATTCTGCGCCGTTCTAGCCAGCCTACATCATCGGCCGGCCACTCCATCAGCTCTTATCTCTCATGGCGCACAATTTTGCTGCCGCATCATCACTTCATCCACGCACCACACACACCCACTTCACCTACCACTCACGTCCAGACTGGAACTCTGACCATGTGTCTGAGTCCTCATCCTGGTCGCGGTAGTAGCGTGGGTCTACATACTCCACCCACTCATCAGAAACGGAGTAGTCATCTGACTCAAAATCCTCCTGCAGGACATTGCCACGCCGGCGCAAAATTGCCGGCTGTTGCGGTCCCATCCGCGCTTCTCTTCTCTCCCTGGCGGGTGCCCACACTGCCGTGGGGGGCCTCCGACCAATATTTCTCATAGTGGTGGGGTGTGTGTGCTTGGGTCGTCGTATGATGGCTCTCGCCTGTGCCTTGGTCTCTCCTGGGATCTGGGGTGCAGGGCCAAAGGCCTCTGCCTCTGTGTTCTCCACCTCCTCTGCCCAGAGCGATAGACTGCCCACAGGGATCATCACGCTAGTGGAAGGCAGCTCCTGGCTCCGCCATGGGGATTTCTCCTCATAGTGTCGCAGCTTGTCCAGCAACCCACTAACTGACCCTGTAGCGTCTGGCCCAAAAGGGCTCTCAGAGACTGCCCAGCGCAATCTGGGATCCTCCGTATCGCCACTGTCCCTCAAGGACTTCTCCAATAGCCTGATCGCTGTCTCCCTCCACATCTCCATCAGTGGTTCCAACTTCCGAGGCGGTACGCCAGCACTCACATAAAGTGCCGCCAGTCGCATCGCCTCTGTTGTCTGGAACATCTCAGCACTCCTCTCCCACTTCAGGCCCGGGAAACGCATCTGTGCCATTGTCCTGGGAAGGTCGGTGAAGGGATACACCATGCCATCCAACACATGGAAGTACATACCAATGTACAGGAACGGTCGCCGCTCAAGGAACTCCTTGATGGTTGCCACCTCCTCCACATGGTGCTGCTCCACGCGAATGTCAAAATGTAGACCCTTTCCCACCTTCTGCAGCAGCTCATCCACCTCTCCGCCATTGATCCAGTCAATGTCGGCCTGCAACACTCGATTGATGCAGATATCCATCAGTACATCATTCACCTTACTCTGTAGCGCCGCTCCACTGGGGCCAGCATGCTTCATCTTTGCCGTCACGGCTTGTGTCAGGATCACCAGGCGTTTCCGCATGATGCACCTCCACAGGTCCGCTGCCAGATCATCAATGAGGCTCAGCTGCTCCCAAATGGCATAGTGGGCATTGAGTGTCACATCGCTGTGCTGGGTCAAGTCAAAATTTGACCCATCCAGGGCGAACATGACCAGCTTCCTGCCCACACGCTTGATGACCCATGAGTCATCACCCATGTGGGTATAGGCATAGCCATATTCGTCCAACCGCTCCTGCAATACTCGCACTAACTTGTCAGCTCCACCATCCGTGAGGGTGATGCCTTGAGAGGTCCAACTCTCGGCCGCTTGGTGAATGCTGCGGCACAAGTCTTCCAGGGGCTGCGTAGCCACCTGCACATTCAACAACAAATGCCTTGGCAATACATTGTAGAAGCGCATCTGTGCCCCCTTCAGCCTCTCAATCTTGTAGTTGTCCTCTTTCGCCTTGCCCCGGCAGACCACCATGTAAGGAGCGGTCTCCATCCACTCTTCGTACAGGTCCTGCACCGACTCTCCCGATCGGACATGGGACACCATATCTCGACGGACTTGGACAGCCAGGCCCATGCAGATAGAGGCAGCCTCTGGGTCGCTCATGCTGCGCCCCACCGGAATGCCATTGCTGCTGTGCTTGTTTACCAAAAGTCCC